CGTCAATAGGGAACCGGTCGCCGAACGCTTCCAGTTCTGCGTTCAACTGGGGATCAACGACCGACTGCAAATCCTCAAGGCTTTTAAAGATCGGCATAAGCGACGTGCGGCAATTCCAGTGCCACGGCGGCGTACCGGGAAAACTCATCGGCGTCCCTCTAAACGGTCGGCCATTCATACGCCACGCGTAACCATTTCTCGAGCGACAGAGAATCGTCGTGCGATTATCCAAAACCGCCACCGCTTGCTGACCTGCAACGGTATCAGAATTGCGTTCATACAATGCCTGCCGCGTTGCGTTTGTGACGGTGCTTTGTGTCGTGCGGATCACCGTCTCAGCCCCTTTCTTCGATTTAAAAACCACGCCGTCGCGGAACTGCAAAGCACGATTGCCGCGAACAATCCGCAACATGTCGTCCAGCGTTTTATCATTGTCAACGGCATACCCAAGTCCATCCGAAATATTCGTTTTCAATCCTTGCCCTTGTCGCGCCCATCGCTCTGCGACAGTGGCCCCTTGCGGAGTATTCGGCGATCTCGAGGTTTCGACAATCTCGAGGGCAAGCCCTTGACCGAATCTCTTGGGCAAAAGCGGAACGCGAGTCGTTTTAGAAACGATACCAGCGACCGCGTTCTGCTCAACCATCGCGAACGACGTGAGGGCCTTGACATGACTGGCCGCAAAAGCGGCGTATGTTGTGTCGATAGCGACGTTTAATCGAGACAATAAATTGTCCAATTGGCGACGCGTTTTTGGTTCGGCCCCTTTTAGTTCTCGCACAATCTCCGCTTGCAACATACTCAGATCTCCGACAGCATCCTTGACCAGACCTGCCTCGTACCGAATGATTTCGACATCGTGACGCGTCAGTGCCTCCTCGACTCTTTCGTTCAGCGTCGACACTCATCAACCCTCGCTTTGCAATACTGATTGCATTGCGCCTTGCAGTTCGATTATTTCGCGTTCATCTTGCGGCGACGTACCTGGACGCAACAATTCGCCACGGTCATAGAGAAACATAAGATTGTCCACCGACATATAACCGGCTTGCACAATCTGCATGAGCTTGACCGCTTCGTCGGCTGTCATTGTTTCGCCAAAAAAGTCTTTGTTGAGTAATACGTCGACGCCGTCCGCGTTTGCACCGATCCATTGATTCAACAACGCAACCGCTTGCGTCAATCCACGGTCCAGAGTTTCAACGATACCGGCAAGCGTGGCTTGATCCCCTGCCGTGCGAAGTCGAATCGCGGCGGCGGCTTCGGCGGCGTGTTTTGGTTTCTCGAGCAAACGGCCACCCAGTGCGGCCATCTTTGCCTCGGTTTCGGACATCGCTTCACGCATTTCGCCAAGGCCCTGCCCAGTGAACTCGAGATAATAGGCTTTAGCGTCGGCCGCTTCGGACCACCATGCGGTGCCCGGTCCGATTGTATACCCCTCGTTACTTTTGGGAAATCCGGCGGCGATCGCTGTCGGTAATCCGGTATAATGCAATCCGTGCGCGTAATCGCATGACAGTCGCCAATGGTGCAGATTCGCGTCGACAACGTCGAGCAGTGGCGGTCGTTCGGTTGCAGGTCCGACGCTGTTGCTGTTGATGATGACCATCGGGATGTAATCCAATGCCGCACCCTGTATCGTCGGAACAATCTCGTCAACTAATACATATCTGTCTTTGCGACCGGTCGGCGTTTTTACGGCGACATACAGCCGCACAAAATAGCGACCGTCTTCCAGCGATAACACGCGAAGGCGATCTTGAGAGTCCAACTTGAACGGATCGTCCACATCGGCAACGTGTCCGGTTTCGGCCAGTACGACCTGAGTCAAAACAGATCGACCGCCGATTCTTTCGATGCGCCAGTTGATAATGTTTTCGGCGGTATATGGCGATAAATACGGCCGTGCTTCTTCGGTCGAATAATCGCAGAGAATGCCAAAGCGACCGACCACCAACACCTCGGCCATTGCCGTCTTTGCGAGTTGCTCAAATGGCAAGTCGGTCAGTGTTATGTCGGATAGATACGGCTCGGCAGCGGCCGCTTCGATTTGCGGATCGCGACGGAAACAGGCACCAGTCAATCCGCTCACCGTTCGCGCCGTTGCGTTGAAATACAACCCACGGCTGAGATAGTTGATGTATTGCGTCGGCGACTGGCTATCCAATGCAGGGACATAATCCGATCCGCGTTTTTGGACCGCGTCCTGACCAGCGAACGCGTCGCGACATTTTTGCCATGTTCCGACAAGGGCATCGTACTCGGGAGCCTTAGAATCGACGGGCATTAGAGTCCTTTAAGTTTTGTCATGCCGCCGTCTCGGACTGCGATCATTAAGTCGGTCAATGCCCAGACCAGTGCGTCCAGGCGATCAGGTGATTCTTTTGCTTCGGCCGTATACGTACAAAGCTGATCTTCTAATTCGGCGAACATGCCGACATGATGAACGCGTTGCTGTTCGTACAATGCCGCAATCGGTTCGGCGCGAGTGATTTTCCCACGCGATGCTCTGACGGCCGTATAGCTGGCGTTTCGGTCCAATGTGCGAATCGTATGCTCGACCATTTCGCCACCTTGGTTTACCTCGGCCACGATGCGGTCGGCGTTGTGTCGGTAATAGGCCTTAAGAGCCACAGAGGCCCATTCTGACGGCGTGTAATGACCCGAAACGTCTTCCAATATATAGGCGCGATTATTTGCCATACCGGCGACAATGATCCCCGTTTCATCCGCTTCTTCATCGGCCGAGACTGCTGGATCAATGCCGACCACCACACGCTCGAGATCGGGCATCTGGCTTTGACGCGGTCCGTCGATATCGTCGCGTTGCCATAGTGCACCCGGTACATCATCGAGGATCTCCGCGTGAAGTTCCTGACGCCCCAATCGCGTCCCCTCGTATCGCTCAATAATTCGCGACGCAAATGATTCGGCCAAGTTCGGCAAGTTGTCGTATGTGCTGCCACGCGTGACCGTCGCGTTTGCGTCGGCAACCAGATCGCGCACGATCGGAATCGGTCGCGGCGTGGTTGTGATCACTGCCTGCGGGTCATCGCCAAGTCTTAAGCCGAGATCCAAGTTGCTCCACGTATCTTCTGCATATCGATATTTAGCGAGTTCGTCGAGCCACGCGCCGTCGTGCTGCGGTCCACGCAACTGATCCGGTTCGTCACCTGAGTAACACACAGCGATGGCACCGTTCGGCCATGTGAGTCGCCGCTTCGATGGCTCGTACAGTGGACGATGTTCTCCCGAGCAAGACAGGATTCCGCTTTCGCCTTCGACCATTACATCCCTCGCGTCGGCTTTTGTTTCGCCGATAAGAGCGATCCGTCGACGACCGCGTCGGACCTGTTGCAGTACCCACTCGGCACCCATGCGCGTCTTGCCGAATCCACGACCGGCGAGAATGAGCCAGACGCGCCAATCGCCGACAGGAGCCAGTTGATCAGGTCGCGCCCAGAATGTCCAGTCGTGCAGTATTTCGTCAGCATCATGGTCGCTCAATGCTGTCAGCAACGTCGTCCGCTCCGCTTCGGGCAGAGAGGCGAGAGATTGCGCCAGCGAGTTTTTCGACGGCACCACCGTCATGGATAGTTGTCTCCGTTGTCTGTTCGACTCGATCCGTTTGTCCGAGTCGGTTCTTGCCTAACCAGATCAGCATTGCGGTCTTACCACGAACCGCTTGTTCGTATTGAGCGCGTCGGAGGCTCACGTCCCCCTCGGCAATGCCTTCGTCGTACGCGGTCCGATACTTCTTTTCTTGCATTCTCGCAACGAACGTGCCCTTTGCGATTTTCAGCGCCCCAGCGATCTCTTCCCAGGTACAACCCAATCGCGCCAGCGTCCGAACTTGATCAGCGTCAACCTCTATTCTCTTACGTCCAGCCATTATTGACCCGTTTACCCCTCATTATACCGAGAGGTCACTATTGGCCGCAGTCAGCACGGCCGTTTTGCCTGTATACTGTTCCCACCGGTTGACAATCACGTCGACGTATTTCGGCTCGATCTCCAGACCAAAGCATCGCCTTCGTTGTCGCTCGGCGGCGATCAATGTCGTGCCAGATCCGAGGAACGGGTCGTATACGTTGCCCTCATGGTTTGCGATCGGACGCTCCATGCACTCAAGTGGCTTCTGTGTTGAATGAGTCGTATTTATATCGTCAACAGTGCCGCCCTTCATACGGTTTAAGTTGTTAATCTCCCAAACCGTTGACTGCTTATGACCGCCAATCCATGAGACCGTTGCGCCTTTTCTGGCGGCATAAATACACGCTTCATGTTGTGGATGATAGTGACCGCGACCAAAAACAAAACCCTGCTTAGCCCATATCAACAAAGACCGAATTGCAAACTTGGCATCTGTGACTTGCCGACCAATATCCAACAAGTGCCGATCTCCAGACCATATATATGCAACATCTCCACTAAATAAGGCCCATGCCTCGGTCCAATCTGACCGATCGTCATTTGAGACCTTGCCCACAGAATGTCGCTTAATTTTGTCGTATTTTTCTCGCCACTCAGGATCGTACTCCACACCATAAGGCGGGTCAGTAACCATCAGCGTCGGCACCTCGCCATCCATTAACCGCGCAACATCGTCCGCATTGGTTGCATCGCCACACAACACGCGATGATCTCCCAGCGTCCACAGGTCGCCGACCGCGGCAGTCGGTTCTTCCGGCGGTTCAGGAACTTCATCGGGGTCGCCTTGCGGCGCGATGGGGTCGCGAATGAATTCATCCAGCCACGCATCAATGTCCAGATCGGGCAAATCTGGAACCGTCCAGGTGTCCAGATCAATGCCGCTGTCAGCAACAAATTCATATAGGCCCTGACCATCCACACGACCGTAACGGCTCACAATCGTCAACAGCTTTTCTTTCGCGTCTTTTTCGTTGTCGGCTGAAATTTCCACGACCGGAATGCCGTCATCAATCTCCCATTTCTCACGCTCGAGAATGCGAACACGTTGATGACCATCCAGCAGTTTCCATTTATCGCCGCCATTTTTCCACGCAAACACGGGAGCCACAAATCCCTTTTCCATCATCGACTGTTTGAGTTTGCCATATTCGGTTTCACTCAAACTTTTCAGATCACCTTGAAACGGTTCGATCTGATCCAATGGGACGCGGTCCAGTTTTCCAGACGGGTCACAGGTAACCTCGAGATTGTGCTTTTTTGTTTTAGCCTTTGCCATCAATCGCCATCAAGCTTTGAAACAAACACCGGTTCACCGACACCGGTGCGAAGTTGAAAAATATTGAAATCAAGAAAGTCTTTAGCTTCGTTTGGAGTCATGTCATGTTCATCAATCAATATTTCAACAATTTTGTTTTCGTCATACGCCAAAACGCGACCCTCAACATCACAATGTTCAGCCGCGCCAATGATGGCCGCGTCGAATCCGTCCAATGAAATCGCGCCTTCCGGTTTTATCATGCCGTCGCCTTGTGGCGTATCTCGAGCGCGATCATTTCGGCGATCTGCGGCACCAGTGCATTGCCTAATCCTTTAAGTCGGTCCATCCGCTTGGGAACCCCATGAGCCACTCGACCCACGTCGGGCTCAATGTCCCACCATCCCGATCTGGTTCGCTCGCATATACTGCCCTCGGCAACTGGTCGACTCGCTCCCTCGTTGATTGGTCTGGATTCTTTCCCAGAACACTCATGCCCGGCGAATCCTTGTAATCTCGTGAGCATGGCGTCGGCCACATTCTTCCGTTCGCCTTTTTCACCGCTGTAATCAATCCGTCCCCACACTTTGCGCTCTGTTCCTGTTTCCGATAATTGCCCTTGACTGTCGGCGTCGGCCACAATCCAGATTCGTCCACGTCTGTGCGGTGCGCCCACGTCGCAAGCCTGTACAAGGTGCCATTCCGCATCATACCCGAGTTCGGCCAGCGATCCGAGTATTCGGTCAAGTCCCCGAATAAGGAGCATTGTGACGTTCTCCATGACGACGTATCTCGGTCGTACCTCGCCAACGATTCGTAACATTTCGCGCCAAAGACCGGACTGCTCACCATCGAGTCCGGCCATCTTGCCAGCGGC